CTCATTTTGCAGTAGAAGGCCCACTATGGGCAGCTTTAACTGCAAAAGACTATGACAAAGCATGTGGAGGAGACTTCACATCAGGAACAGGCACAGGCGGTTTAGCTTTTGATTTTGCAAATTCCAATAACGTACAAGTAGGAACATTCAACATGTTCTTCGTACTAGGAGCTGCAAAAGATGCTACACCTACATCATTTGCAAGTTCAGGCGACGTAACTATTTACAAACTATCAGATTGTTCAGTAGGTTCTGCATCAATTGATTTTGATATAGAAGGTATTGCTCAAATCGCATGGTCTGGAAATGGTAAAACAATAGAGGAAGTAGCTGCATTAGATACATCAACTGATAACACTGCGGCCCCTAAAGGATTAATTGCTGAAGGAGTTGGTACAACAACTAACTTTATCAGAAATAAATTAACAGATTTATCTATAACTTATGATGCTTCAGAATCTACAGGAACATTAGGTTCCTTAGGCGCAAGTGACCAAGCTTATAGTATAACATTAACAGGTGGAAATATAACAATTGAGAATAATCTCACATATTTAACACCAGAAACATTAGGTACAGTAAACCTACCGATTGGTCATGTAACTGGAACTAGAAGTGTCTCAGGTAACTTTACTTGTTATCTAAATTCAGACTCTAATAGTTCTATGGACCTATTCGAAAAGCTTCAAGAATCAAGAGGAGTTATTACTAACGCTTTTGATTTAGCTTTCGGAATCGGTGGTTCAACAGCAGCTACTCCTAGAGTAGTAGTTGATGTACCAAAAGCACACTTAGAGTTACCGACTCATAGTTTTGAAGATGTAGTATCAGTAGACGTGGCTTTCCACGGTTTAGCTAGTGATTTATCATCAGCAACAGCAGCCTCTGCAACTAACGAAGTTAAAGTAACATATAAAGTAGATTAATAAAACTCGGGAGGGTTTCGACCCTCCCACTTTTTAGGACAAAAAATGACAGAACAAAAAGAAGTAAAAACACAACCCGTTTCGCTCAAGAGTTTATTAACTCCAAGCAAGACAGTATCAATTGACTATCCAGGTTATGATGGCTTTTCAGTTGACCTAACATATTTAAGTAGAGAAGAATTAGTTAAACTTAGAAACAAATGTATGAAACAAAAGTTTAACAAAAAGACAAGAGCTTTTGAAGATTCACTCGATGAAGAACTATTTTTAGTAGAATACGTTAGTTCAATTATAAAAGGATGGACAGGTTTAAAATATAACTACTTAGAAGAGTTTCTATTGGTAGATGTAAGTGGACAAGACCCCGAAGAAGAACTTCAATACACAGCAGAAAATGCTGAGTTATTAATGAAGAACTCAGGCGATTTTGACCAATGGGTAACTGATACTGTAGGCGATTTGGAAAATTTTACGCAAAGCAAGTAAATTATATACTTGCACTTATAAAAAGAAGATATAAAGATACAGGTATAGACCTAGAAAAATATCTAGCTGTCTGTGAGCAGTTAAATCAAGAACCTGACCCAGACAAAATGCCTGTAGATAGAAGTATTTTCCCATTGGAAGTTCAAGAAGCGTTTATGCTTCATGACTTTCTATCTGAAAGATGGGATGGTATGAATGGCTACTATCTCGGAAAAGACTACTCAGCCTTAGAAACTTACTTAAACGTTTTAGATATAGAAGACTCAAAGCAGTCTTTGTATTTCTTGAAACATATTGAATATTATAATTCTGAAAAGATTAACGCATCCATAAAAGCAAAAAGAGATGCAGAAGAGCGTAAAGCTAAAATGAAAAGGTAATGACAAAGAAGAAAAAAGGCGCAATTATAAGTTTTGAGGTCACCGATGACGGTACTCTAAAACAGTTAGGTAGAAGAGCCAAATCAGCAAGTAAAGACGTAGACAAACTGGGTAAATCTACAGGAGATACTCGTAGAAATCTACAATCCATGTCCGGACGTACAGAATCTGCGTCCAAATCATTTTCACGTTTACAGCAAGGTACTGGCGGCCTCGTGCAGTCCTACGCGATTCTTGCATCAACAGTCTTTGCTGTAACAGCCGCATTCAGAGCGTTAGAAAACGCACAGAATATTCAACAACAAATCAAAGGTTTCCAAAGACTTACAGAAATTACAGGTAAGTCTATGCTTACAATAACAAATAATGTTAGAGAAGCAGCGAATGGATTGCTTGATTTTCAAACAGCCGCACAACAAACAGCTATCGCTACAGCAGCAGGATTTAGTGCAGAACAAATAGAAGGACTAACAGTAGGAGCAAAAAATGCTTCAGTTGCTTTAGGTCGAGATATGGTAGATTCGTTCAACAGATTGATTCGTGGTGTGACAAAAGCCGAACCAGAACTACTCGATGAACTTGGTGTCATTTTAAGACTAGACATAGCTACAAGAAACTATGCTGCAAGTATAGGTGCAAGTGCTGATAAACTTACTATTGCTCAAAGAAGAACAGCTGTTTATAACGAAGTTAATAAGCAGTTAGAACAAAACTTTGGGGCAATTGGACCAGAGGCAGATGATTTAACAAACCAGATTAGTGCTTTTACTACTTCATTAGGTGATATAGGTATTGCAATAAGTGGAGCTGTTTTACCAGCTATAAATGCTCTTATAGGATTTTTAGATAGAAACAAATTAATATTAGGTGGTTTTTTAGCCATATTTGCACTTAGATTAGCAAACGATGTTATACCAGGGTTATCAAGAGCAGGAACTGCAGTTGAAACTTGGACAAATACTTCAAAACAAAGAATAAAAGATTTAAATTTTGAACTAGAGAATAATGGTAGAAAATACAAAAAATTAAGTACCGTACAAACATCTGCAACAAATAAAGTATCAAAAGCTTTTAGAGCATCGTTAAAGAAAAGAGGAGTAGATGAAAAAGTATTCTTTGAAAAATCTGCTGCAAACCAAAAAAGGTCTATAACTGCTCATATAAATAGTCTTAAAAAACAAGAAGCTGCAACAGGAAGGTCTATGAAAAGGCAAGTAGCTATTCAAGAGGCAGCGTATAAAAAAATTGTACTATCATCAAAAGTTACAGGTAAAAAAGTAGGAATAAATCTTAATTCTGGCGTTATAATGGCAGAAAAAGGATTAATAAGATTAAAACTTATAGCAGCAAACACTTTTGGAGGTATCGTTGGTTTTGCACAAAAAGCCGCAATAAAACTTAGATTTTTAGGAGTTGCCGCAAACTTTGCAATGGGAGCCTTTTTTGCTTACTCTATTGGTACTATGTTCTATGATATGTTGCCTGGAGTTGCAAAAGCAAAAGAAGCTGTACAATCTTTAAAAGAGAAAACAGAATCTTCAAGAGAAGAAGCAGAAGAGTTAAATAGAGCAATAAACGGTTTTGAAGTAACTAAATTAAAAGCTATAGGTGATACCATAAGAGAAGGTGTTGCACCTATGATGGAAATGGCAAATGCTCTGGAACACTTATCAAATATATTAGCACAAACAGATATTAAAACTTTAGGAGAAGTAACTGTTGAAAAACTAGAAAAAGACTTGTTAGATGCAAATGTGAACAATGCATCAAGAAAAGAAGCCTCAAGTATTATGCTGGAACAAGTTGTCAAGGCATTAAGAACTAGTAGAACTGCAGGTAAAGGAGCCGAAGGCTCTAGTGCTTTAAATGACTTTATATATGCCGCTTTAGACCAAGTTAGAGCTAAGGAAGCTGCAATGCAAGGAGCAGAACCTGACGAACTTAGTTCATATGAGGCTGGCATGGAAATATCGGCTGTATCAGGGGCAATAGCAAAAGTAAATGAAGCTTTAGATAATATGGCAGGCAAAAAATCAGATTCAGCTGAGTTTCAAAATGGAATGAACGATATTAAAACAGCTTTACTAGATGTAGGTATAGGGTTTGGTTCATTTTTTGAAGAAGTAAGGGAAGGAGACCAAAAATTAATAAAATTAACTGCTATTGGTCAAGCTTTATTTACTACTTTAGATAAAGGAATAGACCCAGTAAAAACTCTTGTTCAATCAATATCAGATATGAAAGAGCCTATTGATAATTTACAAGAATTAATAAATTTATCACTACCAAAACCAAATGAGTTTGGAAAAATAGGAGCAGCTTTGGGACAAGTATTTAATCAATATGATGCAGCTCTTGATGTAGTAGGAGATAATAAAGAAGATAATTTATTGTTTGAAAAATTATTAACCGAAGCAGAAATAGAACGAGCAAGAAAATTAGGATTTAGTTTAGAGATATCAAAAGTTGCAAATACGCTTCTAAAACTAAGATTAGGTCTTACTGAAGAAGAAGCAGCACTTTTACTAGACAATAGAAAATTAGTAGCAGATACCTATGACATATTAAATAAACAAGCAAAACTTCAAAAAGCCATGGGTAATTTACATAAGGTAGAAACAATGCTTTTAGGTCAATTAAGTGATTCTCACACAAAAAGACTTATAACAAGTTTAAAAATTGAAAATACACAAAAAGAAGCAAATGCACTTGGTGCACAGATTTTAGCTAGAGAGATTGAGCTAACAAATTTACAAGATGACCAGCAAGATACTTATGAAAAACACACACAAGAATTAATTACTCAAAAAGAAGTTATGGAAGCACAACTAACTGTGTTAAAAAATCAACTTGATGGATTTTTCCAACTTAGAAAAACTATGGTAGAAAGCTTTGATTCTGCTGGAAACACTGCCTTAACAGATATAATTGATGGCGGCTCAGGAACTGATGCTATTAGAAAAATGGCGGAAAGAATAAAAAAAGATGTCGCTGGTAATGTTGCAGGAAGTATCATGGAAAGAGCAACGGGTGGACTAAAAGGTTTACTAGGAATGGGAAAAGAAGACACAGTAAAACTGACTCCTGAAGCTTTGGCAATAAAGCAGGTACATGATGACCATGTAGTCCAATTAGAATTAGTACTACAAAGACATGCTCAGGCTTTTGACAAGACTATGAAAATGGATTTAACTAATCTTACCAATTTAGAGAAAGAGTATAATGACTTAACAGATAATGATACTTTATTTAACGATGATTATGGAGTACATAATAAAACAGGAGATGAGAAGGGCGGTTTCTTTAGTAAGATATTCGGCAGAAAAGATGAAGACGGAGAAGGTGGCGGTATTATCAGTGGATATATCGATACAGTAAAGAATTCTTTTGGAGAAATATTCGGAGAAGGCGGAGCTTTTCACAAAACAGGTATGAATTTATTTGGCGGAGAAGAGTCTGTTTTTGGTAAACTAGGTAAATCACTATTTGGAAAAGATGGAGCATTAGGTAAAATGTTCGGTGGTAAAGAAGGTGGATTTATGGGCGGTCTAGGTCAGATGTTTGGTGGTGGCGCAAAAGCTGGTGGAGGATTCTTAAGCAGTCTCTTCGGCGGCGGTGGCGGCGGAGGAGGCATTATGGCACTTCTCAAACCTCTACTCAGTATGATACCTGGTATCGGTCCTTTACTTTCTATACTACCATTTGCAAAAGGTGGTATTATCGGAAATAAATTAGTAGGATTAGCACAAGGCGGAGTAATGCCAAGATACGCAAAAGGCGGAGTGGCAACACAACCTACTTACTTAGTTGGAGAAGGAAAGCAAAATGAAGCAGTAGTACCATTACCAGACAATAGAAGTATTCCAGTAGACTTAGGAAAAGGTACTGGAAATGAAAATAATGTATCTATCAATGTCAATATGGCAACTGGAAAAACAGATACTAAGTCAGACGCAGAAGACGGAAAACGATTAGGGGCGGCTATTAACGCAGCAGTAATGAATGAGATAGAAAAACAACAACGCCCAGGCGGAATGTTAGCACAAGGATAAGATATGGCAATAGGATTTGATGTAGGCGGCACACTCGGAGTAGTGGCACCAGATAAAGGATTTAGTAGAAATAATGAACCAAAAGTTCATATAGCAGAGTTTGGCGATGGCTATGAGCAAAGACTCGCACATGGTATTAATAATATTAAACAATCTTTTAGTGTATCATTTGCAAACAGACCAAAAGATGAGATAGATGATATAGTT